GACAATGCCGGAGCATAAGGAAATGACTACAATGGAACAGATCAAAGAAGCCTTTGAGTATTACACACGCAACCCAGGGGAGCTTGCAGGCGATTTGGTGGGCATATTGGCGCTATGCGTCATGCTGGTCACTCTTTTGACCTTTGGTAGCTGACAACAGCGGAGAGCGCCCCTACTGGGGCGTTCCTAGATGTTATCACATCAAGCGCAAACAAAAAGGAACACACAATGCAAATTTATATCGCATGTCTAGCGTCATACAATCAGGGTATTCTGCACGGCAGCTGGATCGAGCCGACCAGCGACATCGACGAGCTGTCATTAGAAATTGCCAAGGTAATCGCGACCAGCCCAGCGGAAGGCGCGGAGGAGCACGCCATTCACGATTATGACGGATTTCCAGACTTGGGCGAGTATCCAAGCCTGCAATCTATTTGTGATTTTGTTGAGATGGTCGAAGATTCTGACTTTGACGCGGATATTGTGTCAGCGGTCGTCGATGAATTTCCCACTGACTTAGGCACAGCGCAGCATGTGCTTGACGAGAATTACGGCATTCATGACAATTTCCAAGCCTATGCAGACGAGTTTGCCGACGAAATGATGGCTTGCAACGACTTAGGCGGTGGCGAATGGATCAAACAGTATTTTGATTACGACAAACACGCCGAAGCCTTATCGTATGACTTAATTCAAATCGAAGTAAAAGGCGGCGTATTGATCGCCCCCAACCAATAGGTGCCAATAATGTCAATTATCCTCTGCCCAGAATGCAAGACGAGAACAGGTACAGAAGAAAGCCGCCACCATTTCAAGTATGGCTTTCCGACTGTCAGGCGGGTTCGGCGCTGTAAAAAGTGCCGTTATCGCGTCGCTACGGTTGAGCTTCCGGAGGAGATTGGAGACGAGGTGTTTCTGGAAGACGAGTAGAGTTGACCGCATCACCCAAGAGATCGAAGAGGCTGGCATTCGTGTCAGCCTTTTTTATTGTTTCGTACCCGATTGACGCATACCCGGCCACATCGGTCCACGAATCCAGTTTTGTTGGATCGTGTGCCAGTCTGCCTAGTTTTAGGATGATACCAAAGGCGGCGACGTCGTGCGCCTCTAGCTCTCTGCCTGTTCTGTTGCCCAGATATGCGGCCATCATTTCAGCTGTGCGCGCCATGTTGGTGGTTGGGTCTCCATATTCCTTGTTGCGTCCATTTGCTACCAGTTGCTCGGCATCACGGAGCATTTGCTGACGCGGCGAGGGTGTTGCGTCCATTTCATCAGAATGGGATTTCGTCATCGAGTATGACCTTTCCTTTGGTTGGCATAATATTTGTGATACGAGCGTCGGGAAACAGTTCTTTAGTTTTCGAGATCATGTCAGTTTCAAATGCTTTAATGATCCGCGCTATTTCGTCGAGGCTGTAGACTTTTGGGTATTCTGTTCGATCTACGGCTGCGGTGTCGGCTTCATGTTTTACGATTGCGAATTTGTGACCACCGGCATCGGGCGGCGCGATTGCATACCACACGTCGGCATCACCTGGGTTGTTTCCATTTTTGATTGCGTATGCTTCGACGGCTTTCCAACCTTGAATTAGATTGTTGGCTTTTTGGACGAGGTAGTTGTGGTCATCGCCTAGCGCAGCATCAGAAAAGTTTTGTCTGGCTTGCTCGAATGCGACGGCAAGTTTAGGAGGTGCTAGTTCCTCAAGTTTTCCGATCCCCCATTTCGTTTCCAAGTCACGGGCAATCTTGTCAACGGACTTGATAGCTGCATAGCAAATGTCAGATCGTTTGTCCGAGAACATCGCTGGTGCTTTCCAGCTGTCATCCGCTACAACTTTTTTTCGGCTCTTCTTTGGTTCGCTATATCTTGTTTTCGTTGTCACGTCGTACCTCCTTCCGTCTACTGCTATTCCGTGTCAGCGGAAGTAGTAGTAAGGGGGTACGGGGGTTTACTTCCGCCCCACTTCCGCCCACTTCCGCCACTTTTCCCATATTTTGAAGCTGTCTCATTTCTTACTTCCGCCAATTTTCGGGGTTCCCCCCCTTCACTTCCGCCAATTTCGAGGGTTCCCCTGCGTTACTTCCGCTGGCGGAAGTGCGAAAATTTTGGCGGAAGTAACGATTTTCGGTGTTTTCGCCGCGCATCCATTTTATGTCATTTAGGAGCTGCAACTTCTCTTTTGTTGCTGTTTCGAGCTTGCGCGTAAGCATTGCAATTTCGTTTCTTTGCGTTGCGATTTTTGACTGCATCCGGTCTACTTTTGCGGCGTTTCCATCTACTTTTCGCTGCTGCTCTCTCCAGTATTTCCGGCAAGTTTCGCAGTTTTTATATTCTGGGTTTTCGTTTTTCATCCCGCACGTTCTGCAAATCTCGTTCATTCGTTTGCCTCTTCATCTTCTATCTGCTTTTCTCCGCCGCAATCTTCACAGGTTTGCCATTCGGTTTCGTATTCCCCGATGTCACGGGTGAAGCTCTGGCGCATTGGCACGTCAACGAGGTACTCGCCTTCTCCTTCGCATGTCGGGCAATCGATCCACTTAGTCACGGATCAGCTTCTCTGCGATTGCGACGATGTTTTCCGCTCTTTGGACTTGCGTGAGGCGTTGGGGCTTTCTTTTGAGGTCCATCACCATGATTTCGGCTTGGCGTTTGATTGCCTCGAGCATTAGATTTTCATAATCGGTCATTGGTATGCCCTCCATTGATGCTGGTCGGGCGTCTTGATGACCTTGATGCCCTTCGTCTTTGTTTTGCTGTCGTGGATCGCGCTTTCGATGAAGCCTTGGTCGCTCCACGCCTTGATGTATGACTTGGCTGCGCGTTTCGGCATTCCGTAATCACTGTGAAGGAAGCTCTGGAGGCTGCGCTGCGTGTTGACGGCCATTGAAAACGGCTCTGACGTGTTCCAGCGACGATAGATTTCGTCGAAAACGGCTTGCGTCTGGCCTCTATCCAGCTTCGTTGATGCGTCTAGGATACCGCTAATCTCCATTGTTCGGTCGATCAGCAGGCCGGTTTCGCCTCTAATAAAGCTGCGGATGTGCATATCGCATTGGTCGTTTGATTTGACGACTGCACCTTGGGCGCATTGGCCGACACCGGCTTCGATGTCTAGCTTTTGTGCTATGACCAGTTCGTCAGCTTCATTCATTGCCCAGAGTGAATAGGCCCACCTTGCACCATCGACGAGCGCCGTTGTGCCTCTGATTGCTTCTCTGGCTTGGCTGGCTTTCGTGATGTTGAACGCGCCATCTTTGCGCATGTGGTGCGCGATTAGGATGTTTGCACCTGTTTCAACGCATAAGTGAGACATGAGTGACCACCAGTATTGCGCTGCTGCTGGGTCGGTGTTGATGTCGGCTGCTGCAAAGGCTTGGAGCGGATCGATGATAATGAGCGCGATGTCTCCAAGCTCGAGTAACTGCCTGCGGATTTCCACGAATGCGGGTGTGACTGAATACTGCCCCATTGCGTTGACGATAAGCGGTGTTGGTCCCCCTGCGTCTGGCATTGGCACAACAAACAGGTTTCCGGCTGCTCGATCTCTGAGGTTTGGGCCGCCGATGCTCGATATGCGTCGGTGCATACTGTTGGCGCTGTCTTCTGCCCCGAAAAATACGACCTTGCCATTGTGAACGACGTCCCCTCCAAGGGCGTCTTCGCGGTGCATTCCTTGATCGCCACCCGCGACCTTCATGGCAAGGTCTAAGAGCATGAACGATTTCCCCAGACCGCCAATCGCAGAAATAAGGCCGGGTACGCGGCGTGGGAGGACGCCATCGATCAGCCATTCCATTTCTGGCGGTTCCCCTGTGTATCGGTTCATGCCCCAATCTTGAATCCGAAAGCCCTCGTCGGCGCTTGGGGTCACTGACGAAGGGCTTTCGGACATACCGGAGGCAGCAGTGAACGACTGCACTCCAGTATTTGCTTCCGATCCTGGCTCTACGTTTTGTAGGATGCGGAGTTCGTTGTTGTTTGCGCGCTTGAGTTGATACCAGCACTTTCGTTGGAACAGGTCTTTACCCCGTCCATCGTCGGCCAGTGACGAGCCGCGCGCCTTTGCCTTCAGCTCGAAGGTGGGCCAAGCATCTTCGACCAGCTCTTCGACTGTCGGCAGCACCCCTTTCGTCACCCACCATGTTCGGATGGTTCCCAAGATCAGCTCGACCATGTAGCCTTCACGGCCATCCGTGAGGTCGCCAAACATATCGGTCTTCTTGTCTTGGATGCTGGTGTCGTCGTATCGCGCAGCATCGATCTTGCTGAGTTGCGCCACCCACGCTGGGCTGTCTGCGATTTCGTTGTTGAGCGCCCAGTCTTCGATCAGGTATTTGCCACCCGATTTGTGGTTCGACGGTGCAACGACGACGAAACCACCCTCGCCCCTTGTATCTATGCCATCGCCCAGAACGTTTTTGCCTGTGATTATTGCTGTGCCTTCCGGAGCGCGCAGAAAGATATGCTTGCCACCGCTTCCGGTGCGCTGCTCAAAGGTTTCGGGCATGTCGTCGTTTGCCATGCACAGATCATCGAGCGTGTCTTGCCCTACCTTGCCCTCGCTGACATCGACATCCACGGCATAAACGTTGCCGCTGATGGAGCCAGTGACTACACCGAGGTTGTAATCTTTGAACCGACCTTCGAACCACATCTCTAACTGGTCGCCGTCGGCACGTTTTTCTTGATACCGCTTCCAGCGTGATGGCGCAGGGTGTTTGCCGGGACTGTCGCAACCCGCTCCAGCTGAACAGCTGCATGATCCGTCTTTTTTAACGAAGTGGACTGGTACAACGCTGAAGCCCTTGTCGGCCCAGAATTTCGCCCATCTTAATTTATCTGCCATGATTGACCCCAAGTTAAAAAAAAGGGGGACAGCGAACCGCCCCCCAGTGATGACGACTAGATTTCGAAAGAAACGTCGTCGTCGGCTCCCGATGCGGAAGAGGTCGGAACATCAGGAGCTGGAGCTGCGGCCACAGGCGAACCGCCAGCTAACTCAGAGGGTCTATCCATCCATGCTTTGATTTCGTATGGCGGAACGCGGGTTGAACCAGCGCCAATCTTCATCTTTTCCTTGGCCTTCGTGATTGCAATGGCTGGTACTTTGCCAGCCTTGAAGTCAGGCGAGGCTTCGCATTCTTCGTACAATTTCTTGATGAAGATATTCATGCCGGTCTGACTGGTGCAAAGTTCACGCACAGGCTCGTCACCAAACAGCTTGTTGCTGAACAT